CCTTCTACATTAAAATAGACATTCTCAAAATAAGCCAGTTGCTCTTTTGTTTTCTTAACAAATTCATTTTTATCTGACCATTTAACAGGAACTATCACTTTAACACCATTTTCCTCTTCTGTAGGAGTTTCATACAAAAGATCAATAGTGTTCACATCTTCTCCTTCGTACATCATATATTTCCTTTCTACGCCATTCTTACGACATACAAAATAGAAACTAGATGTATAGGCAAGAGGTGCCTTAAAGCCAAGTCCCATCATACCCAGCTCTGTAGAGCTATTACGCTTGGTAGACTTACCATATTTGCTGATTATATTCTTTACATCATCAGCATCTAAGCCAATACCAAAATCTTCTACAGAGAACTCAAATCCTCCTGCATCTGTAGTGATTAAACTAACAATAATTGGAGTGTCATTTATTCCTGCTCTTCTATGACTGTCAAGCGCATTGCTTGCACATTCTCTAATTGTTGAACCAATTGAGTCTGAATACAGGTTTTTGCTCAACATTTGCATCAAAATCTGAGCAGAATCCATGTCAAGAGACATACCTATACTCTCTTCTGGTTCTCCGTTTTCATAAACCAGTGCGTCTTTTTGTTTTTCTAAAATCATTTTAATGGAAAATTTAATGTGAGTAATGCTTCTTTTGATTTGTTATAAGTCTTTAAGTCTTCAGGACTAGTGAATAATGATTCTGGATTAGTTATTTTTATTACACGTGTACCTTGGTTTCTAACTCCATATCCATATATATATCCTTTCCATATAATCTTGGAAGAAAACTTTTTATATCTACCATAACGTGCAGTCTCCCATTTACCAGGAGATGGATCATTTAAGAACTTATTATATCTTTCATAAACTTCTCCTGGAGATGTATATTGATAATATTGTAATGTTCCTTGTCCTGCTCCTACATACCATCCTAAAGTGATATGCATTCCATCTGCTATTGCTATAAAGTCACCTATCTCTAGATCTCCTCCATATTTTAAATTGTGTTTAATCATATACTTTTTCTTTTAAGTAACCAAATATTTTTGCAATTTAAGTTTACAAACTTCTCAATAGTGTAATTTTCTGATGCACGATATTCTGTTGTAACCCATGTTCTTGTTTTACCGTTCCAAGTGTTAGTGTGAGTTTTTTGTATTGCACTTATCTTACACTTTACAGATTTGTAATAGGTTTTATTATTTGGGTTGTAACTTGGCTGAATCTTTTTAGCCTGTACAGGTCTAATAACCATAGCTCTGGTAATATTTCCTTGTACACAAAAGAAAAATTCATCTCCCACTTCTAATTGTGATACGTCAATTTCCATAATTCATAGTGTGTTTAGAATGGCGCTTCTTCATAGAGCCATTGTATTTCATAATTGTTGTTATCTTTGAGTATTTTGTTCACCTTTGTAAATGTTCCTTCTGTGCTCCACTCTGTGTTAGAATAGGCAGCACTGGCTGGATGACTTAATGTAAATGTCCATGTAAAAGGAGCTACAAATCTTTTATATTTAGAAGCGTCCTTACCAAGGAACACAATAGGCACCTGTGTAATAGATAACACTTCTGTAAAAAGATATTCTGTAAATGGCTGCCAAAGAGCTATATGTGACCCAGCTTTATTTATTTCTGTTGTCAAAGCTGCGTTAAGCATTAGCACTCCCTGGTGTGCCAGATAGCTAACATCTGGTGTCTTTACATACTTAAGATTGAGTCCATTATACACATCCTTCTCTACAGCATTATAAAACTGATCAAGGGAAGGTTGTATTGTTCCTGTATGTGAACATCCCATAAGTAGTCCATCAGCCACTATTACACCACTGGGAAATTTCATATCTTTCCTTATAGTGTGATAGGGACACATACCCATAAGAACCACTTTTAAGTTGTCTAAAGATGTTTCTTTAAAAGCTCTGAATACATCGAAAGAAAGAGGGGCTATTTTTCTGCCCCTCTTTGATTCTTTTTTCAAAAACTCATAAATCTTATCACAATCCTCGCTCTCTATAAAAGGTCTTATTTTAGGGTGCCAACTTTCATGAAAAAACTCAGAAAATTTATCCCAATTCATTTTCAAATAATTGTAATTGAACAAAAGGAGATTCTTCTTCAATAGTAATTTCCTTGTTCAAAGTGTTAACTAATATGCCTGCTTCATTTACAAAGAAAGAATGTACATCAATATGCTTTTTCATCCACATAGTGGGGTGCACTTCTTTCATTGCATAAGTGGTGTGTTGATAAAGAGCCCACAAGCTTTCTGGATCAGCGTTGTAATTATATGTAGGAGCTTGCAATTCTCTAGAAATGATGTTAATTTGTGTACTCTCAATAATTTGTTCTTCAATAAACATTCTACCTACAATTTCTGCAGCTTGTCTTTTAGAAACCTGAATATTCTTCATTTGGTCACGCTCTCCTTGTATTCTTGTAAAAGCTTCTCCTGCTTGTTTAATGTATTCTGTAATAGCAGCAGGGGTGAAAGATTGCACCTCTCCCATATGTTTTTTTCTAAAAGCTCCATAATCCCCTGATACACAACCATTTTGACAAATCATAATACGTGTACCAAGCGCCACTTTAAGGCTCACCTTTTTGTTATAGCTATTCTGCCAGCCAAATTCAAGCTGCATTTCAGTATCAGCTACATTCTTAATTGTATATCTACCTGTTGCCACCATTCCATTATCACAACATGTATACAGCTCTTTGTCTAAAACAAATCCTGATTGCTCAATGCTTTCCATTGTAATATCAATCAACTGTTGATGTGTAATTGGTTTGTAAGTTCTTGTTTCTTGAGGAATAGTTGTGTTTAAAAGCAACTCTTTTGTTGTGTTATAACTTTTCATAAATTAAATTTTAGTACACTCTTTTTAGTTTTAGTTCTTCTGCAACATAGTTTATATGTTTAGAAGTGGTGACACTCCACCATCCGTGAATAATTAATTCTCCATCCTTTTTTGTAGCTACATGTGTATTATAAGAATACACCTTATTACCATCCATTCTTAAATTCTCTTTGTAACGACTAAACTTTCTCATATTAACTCTTTTTGTTTTAAATATTCTTCAATAGGCTTTAGTCCGTATGCTTTACTCCAATCAGCCCAATCTTTAATTCCTTCCTTCAAGAGATGTTTAGGAACATTACAATAGTCAAAATCAAACAGTTGTGTAATCTGTTGTGAATTAGTCACACCTGTTACATCACTGTCAAAACTCAATATTTGTCTTTTGGAATTAGCCTTTAGATAGTCTACATTCTCTACAGAAAAACAAGCCATGCCCTCATTCTGTACAGCACAAGAACATGGAAACACCTTTTTCATCACCATATAGTCTTTCTTACTTTTGTTAATGAAGGCTGTTTCGCAGTTTGCAATCTGCAATCTGCCATCCATTTCAGTGATGGGCACATTATTAGGCATCCATTTGTTCTTTTTATCTGCAAAAGGACGATAGATTTTCCAGTGACCATTGTATAAATAACCAAATCTAAGCTCAGTTTCCTTTAATGGAAACAATTTCTTATTCAGAAAAAGCTTCTTTATGGAATATACATTCTCACTTTTTAAATCTTCTACATCCTGGTGATAGAGATTCCAATAGTCCAATTCCTCTATTGTAAACTTTCTTGTAATTGCTTGGATTAAACAATACCTCTTGCCTAAATCTTCAGGCTGTTTGTATTCTTTTACGATAGTTTTATACGCCTCTGTAGCTGTATTAGAACAAAAACCAAGTCCAAAATCTCTGTCAATCATCACCAATACATCATGTATATTAGATAGATTGTATAAAAGCTTAACAAATTCAAAACAATCCCCTCGTTTGGAAGTGTCTCCAAAATCTATAAAAGAAAGAAAACCCTTCCTATTACCAATAATAAAGGAAGGGTTTCTCTCATTTCTAAACGGGGAAAGTGTCACTTGTCCAACTTTCCAAGATTTGTCAGGCATATAATATCTGAATATGTCATATTCAGAAATCTTCTTTAAAACAGCTTCAGGTGATAAAACTACTTTTTTTTCACCTTTTATCATTTTTAATTAAAACTTGCTGTCATCAGGAGAAATAGCAGTGTCTGTAGCTACTGGATTTTCGTTTGAATTATAATCCTGAAGCTCTTTCAGAATGTAATAATCTTTACATCCGTATTCAGAATCTGTAATTTTAACTACAAATCTTTCATAAGGTTTCAAATCCTTGGGCTTTTTTGTTCTTAAGCTAGATTGAACCTTTTCATCTTCATAATTAACTACACGGAAATTCTTCATGTAATAAGCAGGAAGAAAAGCTTTGTTGTAGATAGTTTGATATTCTTTAACTACAGTTTCTGTTTTACCATCCACTTCTTCTTCTTTTGATTTAGAAGTGACTGTAGCTAATGAAAGAATATTTCCACAATATTCTCCATTCACTTGGTCTTTCAAATCTTTTACATTGCCTTTCATAAGCTTTTTCCAATCAAGCTGAAGCACTGTGTCATCTTTCTTGTAATCAAGGTTCATTAACCATGTACGAAGAAATTCATACAATTCTTCTTCTCCAGAATTAGCTACACGATAATCTCTCCTTGCAAACCATTCAGGAAGGTCATTTTTAGATGCTGCCCAAGAACAAACACCAATGTTATTGATGTATTGTTTCTTTGTTCCTTCTTTGTTCTCACGTTGTTTGTCTTCTAGGAAGAATGTCACCTTAAATGTTTCTTTAGATTTCACTTCTTCCAGCCAAAAATCAACTCTCAGAAAAGTGTTTCCTGCTGAATTTTCTGACAGATATTCTGTTGCCCTACTGTCTTCTTTCAATTCAATTCCTAACACTTCTTTGAACTCTTCAGCATCAGGGTTAATTGCTACCACCTTTGCTTCAAAAATTCCCACTTTTTTACTTCTGTCTTTACTTTCTCTTTTTTCTCCTTGGATCATGTTTGTTGTTTTTAATTGTTAATTATAGATGTTTTCCCAATAAGTGACTATTTTATCATCCTTTTTCTTTTCAGAAATAAGGATTTTACCTTTAAGGTGAGGACTTCTGCTACCTGCAATGATACTATCATTTGATACATCAAAGTTCAAATAACGCTTATTTTCATCAGCTGTAAGCTTACATAGAGCTGTCACCTTTGAAGCAAATATAGTCTTTAGCTTCCCTGTAAGGGAAATTTCAGACCCTACCACTTCTTCCTTACCATTGTCTTTTATGTATTTATCAACTACGTGAGATGCGTATATTCTGTATGGGCTAATTTGCCTAAACATCTCAATTTGTTGTATAAACCAGTTTCTTGTGTGCAAATAACCAGCACCTTCTGGTAGAGAAAGAACTGATTTCCATTCTGGGTCTTCATATGAAAACTCTTCCCCTCCTGGAACACCACCCTTTCTATTAAACTTTTTGCCTATGATGGAACTCATATATGCTAATGTACCACCTATTTCTGATAGGTCGTCTAAATCTGTTGTACCATCAATAATCAAATATTCATACTTCCCTTTATTCTCTAAAAGCAGCTTTCTGTATGCCAGATAGTTTTGAAAAGCTTCCCATTTGCTCGTTTCTTGGGAATTGTAAATTGAGAGCTTTCTTGCTGCTATAAATTCATAACCCCCTTTTTCTAAGTCCAATACTAATGCATTTTTCTTTGTAGTGAGGTCTCCTAAGATTGTACCCTTCCCCATT